TATCTGCTGCTGTCCATGTTTCTCCAGACTGTATTTCTTCAGCACTTGCTAAGTTATAAAATCTAGCGTCAGCTTCTGCTTCTGTATAATATCTGTTATCTAACTGTCCAGCATCTAGTTCTGTTTCTGTGTAGTATCTATTATCGAGAGAACCACCAGCAATCTTAGCATCAGTGATAGCACCGTTTGCTATCTTACCAGTTGTAATCTGAAGATCTCCGATGTGAGCTGTGTCTATACTACCATCTACGTAATGCTCAGAGTCAATTTGATCGTCTGCAATCTTAGCACCTGTTACTGCATCTGCTGCTATTTTAGCTGTAGTAACATTGAGATCAGCTATCTTACCTGTAGTCACATTACTGTCAGCTATCTTAGCTGTAGTAACATTTGCATCTTTTATTTTAGCAGTTGTGACTGCTGAGTCTTTTATTTTATGTGTTTGTATTGTTTGATTCTGTTCTTCCTGTGCAGCATACAATATCTGTGTTTGGTTATTGTTAAGATCACCAGCTTTGACTGATGACCCTGCTGTATATGTAGCCTTTGCACTGTCTACATCTGTATCACGAAAGATACGTATTTGGGCGGGAGAGGATGGAATATTACCGGAAGTAAATACTACGTTACCACCACCGGTTGTTGTATAGCTTGTTATATTATAGTGGTTGCCTGATGTTTTAACGACTTCATCGACTTCTACTTTAATATCTGCTTCTTTGATGGAAGGAAAAGAAAACGACTTCGTAGCGTTTCCGTCTCCTGTATAATCTACGAAAGTTGTTGCCATTTATTTATACATAGTTAATAAAGAATAAGATTGACCTGTTTTCTCATCCTGTTGTCTTTTTTTCGCTTTTTGCTCAGCTATTAGTATAGCAATATCATCTACACGCATGATGTCTCTCCATGCTGCTTTTCGAGCTTGCTTAAATAATTTATCAATCATTTGGTTATGGTAGTAATCCCTAGCATCAAACTCACCACGTCTTCCAGCTTTTATATCACTATACATTAATTGCATAGATGCGATAATCTTAGGGTCCCTAGCTAATTTATCTAATTCATATTCAAGATTATACTTTCCGATAGCTTGTTGGAACATTGATCTAATCTCAGGATGGTCAGTTAAATTAGTACCATCAGGTGCATAATATGTGGACATACGTAAATCATATCCACTATTAAATAAGAAACTTCTACCATCTGATTCTTCTAAATTAATAGAAATAGGACTAATCGCATTAAATGCTCTAGTTAGAAAATCATGATCTTTGATAGGTTTGCCGTTTAACATATCATATTTTATAGGTAGATCTCTGCCGGGTAAATATTCTGTACTTAAGTTTCTATTACGTAAAGATTGAAATACACCAGAGTTTATTTCTCTCATGTATGGTGTAATTATTCGACCCATTTCATTACGTAGACCGGCTAACGGTACAGTATTATTCATAAGACTAGCTGCAATACGTTCGACCTGACCGGGGCGACCAGCAGCTAAATCAACAAGTTGTTGAATACCAGCTAAGTATGACTTACTAGATACAGCTTGTGCTATAACCAATGATATTTTTTGTAATTCTCTTTCTGTCCATTCTTCACCCATAAGCATGCTAGCATCACCTACGTCAGCGATTGTAGATAGTATAAGGTTAAATGGTTCTATAGAATCATAACCTACTCTTACTTCTCCTAACTGTATAGTTCTTGGTAAGTAACCTCCATCTATCCAACCTTGACGTTTTTGTCTATCAGCCGGACCATTACCTGATAATTTACCAGACATCCAAGCATTAATGCCCATAAATACTATAGAGGAGCCCATTGCAAGTCTACCTGTTTGTAGTGCACGTGCGTTAGCTAGTTCTTCTACAGTGTTAATACCATATTTCTTAAGTGGACCTAAGTTAGCTGGGTTTGCAAATGCTATATCGTTAAACTCTTGCACTAAGAAGTTAAAACCCGGTGTATGTTTACCTGTAAGTGCAAGTCCGTTTACACCAGTTCTAGCAAATAAAAAGAAAGGTCTAACGTATGGGTTAGCTGTTAATACATCATTAAGTCCCTTAGCAAAACCTGTTAAGTCTTGTGTAAGTGTAACTTCTTTACGTGCAAAGTTTGCAGCTTCATCTATTAAATTACCATTGTTATCAAAAATCTGTCCGTAGAAATCATCTTGATATGCTCGCATTAATGTTGAAGTAATTTTTGGCATTTCAATACCATTACCTTGCATATCTAAAACTGAACGCATAGCTTTTTCTCTCATTTTAGCTCTGCCAAGTAAAAAAGTAAAAGCATCGTCAGTTGCTGCCATGATCTTAGTAGAATATGTAAACATGTTATTATTGTTAATATTCCTAATCATGTTAGTAAAGGCAAATAAAGCACGATCAACTTTATCAGCTCGACCACTATCTTCTGCCCATCTACGTATCAATTCCCAATTTGCATCACCTTTTGTAAATTCAGTATATCTTGTTCTAACTGTTGATAATTCACCACTCCAGTAGCCGTTTAACTTAGTAAAAAATAAATCAAATGCTTCTGGTATAGCTTCCATCATACCATTCATAGAAGCAAGACTAGCTCTTATTGTAGTTGTATCTCCATCAAATGGATAACGAATCATCGCTCCCATAAAAGTTTGCAATGGTCTTAAGAATGTTGCAGTACCTGTACCTAAAAGTGCTCGCATTGGTGTTTTAGGTCCACTTAATATACTGTGGCTTACCATTTCTTGTAAACTACGTATCAAAGCACCAGTACGATCTGGTCCTGTCTCATCAAATTGACCACCTTTTATTATTTTTCTAGCCCAGTTGTCAAAGTCATCTAGATTATTTACATTTTTCATCATAGAAAAGGCTTCAAACAGTGCATTTAATAAGTTATCATCTGCATCATCTTTAGCAATTTTAAGAATAGAAAGTATAGAATCTTTAACATCTTGCATATCAGACTGTACAGCTTGATTTACTGCATCATTCAGCTGTGATCTAGTTTTACCAGCACCAAATGCTCTAAAATAATCAGATGCTACAAACCTAGATTTCTTTGTTTGATATAAAGCTGTCAGCATAGTATCTATTATCTGCTTTGCAGGTCCATCTATATCATCTAATGCTACAAAATTTTGTAATTCTCTACCAGCTATACCTGTATCACGTAGTTTTTTAAGTAAATCGCCTACAACTAAGTCAGCTGTAACTACTGTTTCAGCAGACCAAGTTTCAAAAACTTCATCACCCATAGGTAAAACAGCTTTTTGCTTCTCAAATAAATCACTAAGATACTCTTCTGGAGTCATTTCTACAGCTTCTCTACCATTAGTTATCTTCTGAAACTCTGTTACAGCATCACGCCAAACGTCAGCTAAAGCTTTTCTATCACCTTTTACAGACTCTAGCTCAACTTTAAACTTTTCATCGCTCATCAAACCTCTTAAAGTAGTCTCAACAATCTCATCTGTAGTACCACCATATCTCGCAATACGCTCTCTTTCAACAGCAGTAGTAACACCGCCAGTAGACCCATCTTCAGATCCCCAATCAGTTCTAGTTTTCTTTAATTGTTCTCTAGCTTGCCCGGGCTCAACAGTAGATGTATGAGCACCCTGATGTCTACCAGCAACAGGTTTGTTCTTATCAGCTCTAAACTCAGTTTCTCCTCTACGGATCTGTGCTAAAGCTTGAGTAGTTGTCTGATCTTCTATGCTAGCATTACGTCTAATAATCTGACTTTTAACACCTCTACTACCTTTACCTAGTAAGAAGCCAACACCATCAAATGCAAGTCCGATTCCCATACCTTCTACGATGTTTTTCATTTTCATCATAATAGGATGGTCAGTATCTCTAGTTGACAGTGGTGTATCTATCCAACCGTAATGGTCACGTAAGCTACCTAAAGCGTTATGTCCGTCTGACTCTTTAGAAATAAGGTCGGATAAACCACCTATAGCCATAGCTCTGGTAATGTTACCCATGTTCATAAGACCCGCACCACCGGCTGCAAGTATAGGTATACCTGTAGCAGCAAGTCCTTTAGCAGCTAAAATAGTACCAACAGCCATAGAACCAAAATGAACTGTTCCTCGTAGTAGTTGACCCCACCAAGTTTTGGTTATTATAGGATCATCTTGATCTACAAAAGGATCCCATTCTGGTCGGTAAAATCCTTTTTCTTCTTTCTCTCGCTGCATTTCACCAGATAAAGCATCTGCTGTACGTTCAGCGAAAGTTGTAACGGAAGATGCAGTATCTTGTAGACCCCCTTGGATTGCACTTCCTATTTCTGTTGCTACTCCACCAAGTCCCCAGTTTTCTGAGTTACGTGGATCATCTCTAACTTCGGTGAATTGTTTTCGTTCTTCTTCACCCTTCTCAACACTTTCGTTTAACCTATCGTTAATTTCATCAAATGCTGCTCTATCTTCATCAGAGGGTAATCCCGTAGGGTCATATTTTAATTCTTCTTCCATTATAATTCTGTGTTAATTCTATAGCGTACAATGTATGGTAATAAAAATTCTAGTCTGTCAAACTTAGGAATATTCTTACCATCTTTACCAATAAGTCTATTAAACTCGGCTTCGTCTTCCTCACTAAGGGTAGATAAATTTAAGTAACTTGCATCACCAGTATATGCTAGCTGAGCGTTAGCGTTTAACTTTATTTTAACCATGAGTAGTTTTGTTTGAAACTTGTCATCAAAAGTTTCGTTTCCTGTTATAAGATTATTATTAGCTAAATACTGTAAAGTCAAACTTAAATCAGATCCTTTCATACCGTAGATACCAAACTTAGCATTTGGATTCTCATTGAGTAGTTCTGCAATACTATCAACTTCCTCAGTATCTTCACTTTCCTGTGAAAATAGCGTCATTGTGCGTAGATCAATCTCTTTACTGTATTCTCCATTTTCCATTTTATACGCACCATAGCCATCAAAATGTTTTAATGCGTCTTCATCATACAATTTCTCACTTTCTGTAGCCCAAGCCTCAGCATTTAATGATGAAAATTGCAAAGCCTTAGTCATGTTTGGGAAGTGAGTTAATAATCTAGATTCTTGTATATTAGTTTCTGGTATTAACCTTAACCCATATATTGCAAACTTTGGATCTTTAGGATCAATCAAGTCTGCTGCTACAAGTCTTTCATATAGTACATTGTCAGTATTTAGATCTGGATATAATTTTGACAACTGTCTGTAAATAGCTGGTCTTGGTCCACCATTGATAAGAGCCTCTCTACCTATCAGAAGATGAGGCATTTCCCCTTCATGAGCCATATTAGCTGTTAGCCAACCCTTACGATCTTTTTCAATCATATTTTCAAAAGTGTCACCTAATTGCTCGGTATCTTTTATTACGTAATCTGCATCGGCTAATGCTTTTAAACCAGAATTAAACTTACCAGCTTTAATATCAATAGAAACAGCTTCAAGAGCCTTTTTCTTAGCATCTTCTACATTCTCATACTTTGTTAAAAATCCTTCGTAATATTCAAAATATGCTCTATTGATAGCGGGTGTTAGTGCAGATACAGTAGCGGTAATGTCTCTATCGTTAGTCTTAGTATTTTTTTTGATTCCAAACTTTTCTTGGTTTTCAATTACATAAGTTGATATTTCTTGTTGAAGTAATCCGTCGATAACACCAAACTCTTTAGCGTTTGCCATACCTCCTTTCTGCCCTGCATCGAAAATAGTCTCAGCTCGTCTATACAACTCTGGGTGAGATCCAGAATAAGGTACATACTGATTAAACTGCTCTCGAGTCATGTAGATATTTTTTTCTAGATCTTCTTCAAATTTATTTAATTTATTTGTTAGTGTTTCTATGTTTAATGTTAGAGTCTTTTCGTCTAGTATATTATCTATAAACGAAATTAAGTTATTACTTCTTGTTGTATTTAAGTCTTGGAATGTGGTCATGCCACTTCCATCCTTACTTAGAAACGCCCACTCTGTAAAAATAGTATCTAATGCGTCTGACTGAAGATCTCCGGAGGTAACACCTCTTGCAAAGATTTTTTTTAATTCGTTATCTAAAGCTTCATAAGCTTGTTTTTTATCACCGTCATAATATTCTAAGTAATATGCAAGTCTTTTCTGATAGTAACCATTTTCTCCCCAAAACCCATCTATAACTTGTCCGTCTGAAGCTGAGAAAGAATTTTTAGCAATAGCATTAGTTGATTGAGTATTGATAACTCCAATAGCTTCTGCATAATTACCTTCAGAAAGTGCATGTCTAGTGGCTTCATCATCTTGTTGAAAAGCATTAGAATAAAACTGCTTTTCTGCTTTATCAAATGCTGGTATTAACATATTGACAACCAGACCATCACTGAATCTGTCATCTTGTTTTTGCCACATTCCTATGTAATATGCTTTAAGGCTTCTCCACCATTCTACCTGTTCATCTAATGATAAGTCACTAAAATAACGCCCATTCTCATGAGGCATATCCTTCATTGCTATTTCAATGAACTTGGGAAGATATTTTACAGAATTTCGTGCTGTCTCTCGTCCGTTAGAGTTTGTAAGACCAGCAATCATTAAAGCATATTCATTTAACTCTTTACTGGTAGTAATCCTTACTTCCTTTCCTTCAGCGTTTTGTGTAATATAGAAACCATTTTTTTCTATTTCTCTTTGAGCTACACCTAATTCTTTATTTAATTCAACTAAGTTTTTATCTGTTAGTTCTTGGAAATTTATACCTTCACTTCTAAATTTAATTTTTGTTTCTTCACTTTCTAGTATATCTAATTGCTTTAATCTGTCTCGCTGCTCTGAAAAAGCTACAACAATAGGAGCTCCAGATTTTGTTAACTGAAATATATCCTTTACCCTATTATCTCTAACTTTGATTAGTTCTTTATACATCGCAATATTATCTCTAAAAAATTGGGATGTATCTTCTTGCTGTTTTGTGTTGTTGTCGTTTACCGCTTTGGTTAAATCAGGTTCGGTGTTGAGGTATAAGTTTTGTTCGTCTAGGTAAGGCTTGGTGGTTTGCCTTCCTAGCGACTCAAAGTATGATTCTAGTGCTGCCATAATTTATCTTATAGGTAATCCGAGAATAGACGTACTTCCATCACCACCCGGCATTGGTATACCGTGTAACGACGAAAGAGTGCCCGCTATCTGGCTTGCAATACTTAATGCACCACTTAATCTATCAGTTGGTGGCATCAATACAGGTGCTCCATATTCTGGACGTACACCTAGCTGATTAATAACTCCAGCTTGTTTAGCCTGCATTTGTTCCAATCTAGATCTGTACCGTCTGTGCATGTTTGCACCAAATTCTTGTGATACTGAGTTTTCTAGTGCTCCCTGAGCTCGTAGTAAAGCAAGCATATTCTTTCTACCAGCAGTTCTAGATCGACCCTCTTCTACTGATTGAGCCATTTCTTTAGTTCCCATATAGGAAGTAAAGCCTTTTTCGTAAGCTTTTAAAGCCTGACCTCGAACATATATAGCTCTTGTTAAGTCGTTAGAGATTCCTTTACTGTAACCTCTAGCAACATTTTGCATACCTCTAACAGCTTGAGCTTCTCTGTTAAAGAATTTTAAAGATTCGGATTTGAACTTAGCGTCCTTCTCCATCCATCTTTGCCTCGCAGCCATTCTAGCTGAGGCGTTAGCATCCATGCACACGGCAAAATTCAATAAATTGTACGTTATTTGGTCCATGTTCAAACTTGCGTAAGAACTTGAAGCCTAGAAATTTAAGTAGTTTTAAATGTACTTTATTTCTACTGTCAACTATATTCCAGAGGAGTGGCTCAGTACGGCTATCGACATACCGCTTTGCCTCTCTTGCAAATGTAATTGGGTATCGGTGTATATCAGGAGTGCAAAGCATCCATATATCACCTTTATCTCCTACTCCGGCCATGCCAGCAGTCTTGCCGTCAGGCACTGTAAAATACACGTAGGATGGGTTGTGAGTCATGAGAAATGGTAGGTGGGTATGATCTATCCCATGACCCTCTTCAACCTCTCTGAGGTCATCTGGACGGAGATTTAGGGCTACCTCTGTGGCAGCCTCAATAGTAATTGGGTGAATATAATTAGGCACGTTTATAAAATAATGGTGAATAGTCTCCTTCCCATGCCATTGCTCTTAGGGTAGCTGGAGCTGGGTGACTTGATTTAAGTTTAATTTCTACGTTGTGATTTTTTTCGTAGACAGGTATAGTTTTAATATCTTCTTCTAAGTAAGGTACTCTTGATGCGACATATGAATCCATAGCTGTTGATTCATGTACTTCAGAGTAATCATCTTTTCCTATACGTGTTAGTGTTGTTTCATACATACCTATTTTACCAAAGTGTAATTTAATTCTATGTATGATAAGAGATGAATTTACATCGGCACGAGATTGTTCTCCTACCTGTTTTTTCGGATAGATTCTAGGAAACTCTACTAAATACTCGTATAAATAACCTATACGCAGAGTTATATTAGACCAATCGCCGGGGACTGTAAAGGTGTTAGAAGATGGGTCTTTTGTAGCTTCAGCATATCTACCTTGTCCATCAGTAGGAGCTGGTGTACCACCTTCATCTATAACTACAAGCTGATAGTTAGGTGTGGATACGCTAGAAAGCCAACTAACATTACTAAATGTAGTTATATTTGTATCAGGATTATAACTACCACCACTGACTGTAGTGTGGTTATCTAAATGTATTTGAAAGTTTAGATCATCTGCTCTAACAATAGTAGGATCATCGTCTGATTGTACAAGTTTTATACTTTGTAAGAAGTTATCTGTATCTACAAAGAAATATTCGTCATTTATAATAAAGTGATACAGTAACGGGTTGTTTAGTTTCCATTTAAACCAAGCCTGTTGCTGTGTTTTCTCACCAACTTGTAAATATTTGTACCCAAACACTGTATCTGAGTTAGTTTTACCCATTAATATCACAGAGTTTTCTCTAGAATTAGTAAGTAAATCTAAATTTTTAGGTAATAATGTAGGTACTAACTTACTAATTTCTACAACATTCGGTTCACCTTCTCTCGCTGTATTAGCCATCTGATTCATACGGCTAAATTTACCAGAATTATCAAGGTAAGATATGGTAGTACCTAGTGATATAGGAGGCATATCCTTGTTATAATTATATGTAGATACACTTCTTAACTTAGCTGTGTCTGGGTTTAATACAGTATCGTCTGATGCAAGTAAAAACTGTTGATTTGTACTAAATACTAACAGTCCAGCATTGATTTCTATACCATCAAATATATCAGATGGGAACATAGATGCAGCAGATATGTCAATAGGGTCACTAGCTGATATAGTAAGAGCTGATTCTATGAAGAAATCAGGCGTTCCTAACGTTCCGGGTCTTGATGTTATAACATTTTCTCCGGCTAATATAGCTAATCTATTACGGTGAAACAATACTTTATTAATACGTTTACCTACAAATGTCGGCACAGGGTTGGTATTATCATCACCTACTCGCCTATCTTGATATGTAAACTGTTTTACAGTAAATGTAGTTACAGCTGTACGCTGTATAACCAATGGCATATTAGTCAAAGACTTAGCTATACCCGGTTTTGCACACTCTGTCCATGATCCTGTACCATCAAGCTGATTTTCTCCGTCAAATCGTAGGTAGTAATCATCTTCGTCGGACATTCTAGCGTTCTTAACTTGCACTATATATCCATGCCTGCACTGGTTAGGTAGTAAAGTAACCTCGTTAATAGTCTTTTGGAAAACTCTCATCAAGTCTTCTTCTGCTATTTCTACACTAAAAGGGTTAGCACTAGATAAATATATACCGGGTCCTATAACCTTAGCAGTTATACCAGATGGTAACAGAGCTGTGATACCCGCTAAAATAGTATCAGCTGTTACGGCTGTATCAGAATCGAATGGGGTAGGAGCTGGACGTATAAGACCATCACCATTGTTAGTAAGTGTAGCTTTAACAGTTGTAGTTTCAATTTCTGTAACAGTAACTTCTATATATGCTTGACCATCAGAGCTGTTAGCAGTAGCTGCATGTTCTGGTTCTACACGTATAACGTCACCAACATCCCAACCTTCTCCACCATGTAGTAATACAACCTCTAAATTGTAGCTACATCTGTAGTTATTACCACCCGGTCCGTTAGAGCTAGCACTATAGTTAGGGCTAACACCTTGCTGACCTAAAGCTGTAACACGGAATGTTAAGTTATTTTTACCTGTAGTTATTGTTGTACCACTACTGTTCTTTACATGTACTACGTTAGTTGTAGCACCATAACTTCCAGCAGCTGTAACAGCATATACCTCTGTACCTATACCGGGGCAGTGACCTGAGCCGTCTCCCTCGTCATAGCTGTTACCTGTAATTTTTACTTTAGTAGCTCTTTTGATTGTAGTTAAGTTTCCAGTAGATGTAGAATCAAATATATTCAGACCGTACTGTCTTCCATTTTCAGTTCTTAGTAGTTCGATCATAGCACAGTGAGCTTCTGGTCTATCATCTGTTGTTCCTGTAGTACCTACTAGAGTATTAGCGTTAGTACTATCACGACTGCTAACAAAGGTAGTGTCGTTGATAGTAAGGAATTGTAAATTTTCTGGTTCACTTGTTGCAAGATAATTTTGTATTGCGGTCTGTCCGCCAGTACCATAAGCTGTAGTCATCTGTTGCCCATCACTGCAACGCCAGACTCTGACTTGACCATCAGCTGCGACTTGACCTACATAAGATCCTTCTGTCTCATCACGAAAATAATGAAACCAAGATCCTCCGCTTTGTACGTTAGATAAAGGAGCAGTTCCTATACGTTTACTGCCCGGTCTTTTGTAGAGTCCAAGTGTAACATCAGGAATCGCATTAACAATATCTCTAACTTGCCCTTGAAATTTTAAGTGATCTGGTTGCTCTGAAATCCCTTGAACAAAGCTAGGGATAGTTTGTGTAATGCCTGCCATTATCTTCTAAGGTTTCTCCATGGTTGATATGTATTGTATGCTGTATCGTCTTC